CCAAGACCCCCACCCGCAACGGCAAGCCCCCCGCGGAGACCACCCAGGCCCAAGCCCTCGCCGCCGCCGGATCCTTCTACACCTACGCCGCCCGCCTCCAAGCCGTCGACTCCGACCCGTTCGCCGCAGTCAACCGGCCCTACGTCGACCCCGACTACTCGCCGACGGAGGGGATGACGGAAGAGGAGACGACGCGGCTCATCGAGACCGCCCGCGACTGGGCGCCCCGCTCCTACGCCCTCGTCATGCTCCTCTACCTCACCGGCGCCCGCGTCGACGAACTCCTCTCCCTCAACGCCAACCAGCTCGGCTACGACCGAGGGCACCGCACCCTGCCCCTCACCCAGAAGGGCGGCAAGAAGCGACCCGCACCCGTACCGCCGCTCGCCCTCGACGCCCTCCTCGCCTACCTCGGCGACCGCACCGACGGCCCGCTGTTCGCAACCGAGACGGGTCGCCGCTGGACGCAGCCCGAAGTGTGGAAGCACCTTCGCGTCCTCGCCCGGCGAGCAGGCATCCCGCAAGCCGCCACGATCAAACCCCACACGCTGCGGCACCAGTTCATCACCGACAACCTCGCCAACGGCGTCCCGCTCCAAGACGTCCAGGACGCCGTGTCGCACTCCGACCCGCGCACCACCCAGCGGTACAACCGGCGCCGGCGGCAGCTCGACAACCATCCCGCCTATGCCCTCGCCGCCAAGCTGGGGGAGCGGCTGAAACCGCACGAGGAGAGCCAGTGAGCGACGACCTGGACAACGTGATTCCCCTCTTCAACGAAGGACCCGGGGAGCGCATCAAGCGGGACATGGCCGAGCAGTGGGAGATGGCCTACATGGCGGCCGGGCAGTCGCTCACCAATGAGGAGACGGCGGCAAGCTTGCGCGTGGCGGTCTCCTTCATGAGCCACCTCGTTCGAGGACACTTCGAGACCGGAGGCATTACGGAAGAGCAGCGGGACTCGCTGCTGTGGTGGCTCGGCACCGGTACCTACGCGGCCGACGAAATCCCGAAGTAGACAGCGCCCGCACCGCCCCGTGCCACACTGCCTTCAGGCCCGCCAGGCTCCCCCGTCTTGGCGGGCCTGCTCGCGTCCGAGGGCGCTCGTTCGGTCACAGTCCAGACACACCGCCTGCACGCGGCCTCCATGCGCACGCATCATGCCCCTCAGCCACCACGCCACCGGGGGGAAATCATGCGCCACACCAGCACCGCTCTGCTCGCCGCCTGCCTGCTCGCCGTAGGCGCGGTCGGCTGCTCGAAGTCCGACACCGAGAACGCCGCGGACTGCGCCGCCGCGCTCACCGAGCGGACCGGAGGGGATTCCGCGGACAAGCCGACCGTCGGCGAAGCGGAGAAGCGGGTCGACGCGCTCGACAAGACGCTCGCCGACATGGTCCGGTCCGGATACGAGGGCGTGGCCAATGACGCGTTCGACACGCTCAACGAGAAGACCAAGGAAGGCGGGAAGGGCCGGCCGGAGGCGTGCGGGCCGCTCTCGGAGGATGACTACACCGCGCTGCTGACGGCTAAGGCGATCGATGGCCTGGGGTGGACGGACAAGGACGGCCAGTTCGACAAGCTCAAGATGGTGGAAAGTCTCGGCGACTGACGTTGACGTCGCCCCGCTGCCCGCACAGTGCCTAGTCGAGGATGCCCAGCTCCGTGTCCGGACGGCAGTGCGGGCACGGCGGCACCTGCTGGCGTAGCGCCTCGATCGCCTGCTCGCGGCTGATCCCGCGTACACGGCCGCTCTTCCGTGCCATCCAGCAGTCCCCGGTGTGCACCCAGTCCACGTTCTTGCGGTTCAGCCCGTGCTGGATGAGCCACTCGGGCGCGGGCGGCCGGGCCTGCTCGCCGTGCTGCCGCTCCTGCTCACGGCGCTCCGCCTCTGCGATCTGCTGCCGCACACGGTCCAGGGTGTAGGCGAGCCAGGTCTCCAGGGTGCGCAGGCGGACCAGGTCGCGCGGCAGATCGTGCATGCCCTCAGCTTGCCTCGAAATTCGAACACGTGCTCTAGTCGGGGTATGGGCAGAACCAAGGTCCCGTACCTCACCGACATCCAGGAGCGCATCCTCCGCGCCATCCGCCAGCACATCGCCGACCACGGCGACGCGCCGAGTGTCCGGGAGATCGGCGCCGCGGTCGGCCTGCGTAGCCGCGCCTCCGTCCACTACCAGCTGATCGAGCTGGAGACGAAGCAGGCGATCGTCCGCGAGCCCGGCCGCTACCGGGGGATCCGGCTCGCATGACCAGCCCCGGCCGCTACCACCTGCTGCTCACTACGCGCGGCCGGCTAGTGCAGCACGGCTGGTGGGGCGACAAGGACGTCGCCCGCCGCAAGTTCAGCCGCTGGGTCGGCGAGTACGGCAGCATGGCCGACGCCCGGATCGCGCTCGACGACGAGGAGACGGGCAAGAGGTTGATGGAGTGGCCGCAACTGGGCGACGCCTCGACAGCATGAGAGAGATCCATCACACAAAGAGCGCCCAGGGGTGAACTCAACGGCACGCGGTGACACGCGACGAGCCACTTTGGCATCTGACGCCATGGAATCTAAGGCCAAGGCTTGACCCCCTCGGCACCCAGTGCCTGTGCGGCCCGGACCTGTGTGTCGATGCAGTGTCGTAACCTGAATGGCGGCAGGGCGCCTTCGAATCGAAGGCCAAGGATTTGTGCCCTCACGCAGGGGTGGTGTCCCTGCGGAGGGCAAAGACCAGGAGGTACCAGCTCCATGGCACAACCGCACGGTAGCTCAGGACTCCCCGCCGTATCCAGTGGGGGGTCTAGTCCATTCGACCGCATCATGCTCCTGGACCACAACGGCCAGGAGCGGTGGTCGGCCCGGGACCTGCAGATCCTCATGGGGTACGAGCAGTGGCGTCAGTTCGACGACGCCGTCCAGCGGGCCCGACAGGCCATCGACGCCAGCGGGATGGACTCCCGTGATCACATTGCGGGTGCCCGCAAAGTGATCACCGGCGGCCGGTGGGGCAAGCAGGACGTGGCCGACTACCGTCTGACCCGCTTCGGGGCCTACCACGTGGCCCTCGCCGGCGACGGACGGAAGCCAGAAGTGGCGGCCGCCAAGACCTACTTCGCGGTCAAGACCCGCGAGGCCGAACTGGCGGCCAAGCCCGACGTCTCCAGCCCTGAGGGCATCCTGGCGCTAGCCGAGAACTACGTGGCGGCGGCCCGCGAACTGGTCATGACCAAGAAGGAGCTGGCGGTTGCCAAGCCCAAGGCCAGCAAGTGGGACCAGTTCATGAACTCCGAGGGGCTCATCGGCATGACGGCCATCGCCGACATGCTGAACGCGCCCGTGAAGGAGATGACGAACTGGCTCGTCGAGGAGAATATCTTCAGGAAGCAGCTCTCGCGGTTCGGCTCGAACCAGAACATGCCGCGACGCATGTACCAGACGTCAGGGCACTTCACCATCAAGATCGAGTCGAATGGCCGCGTCTCCTACGAGGTGGCCTATGCGACCGCGCTCGGAGCTGACTTCATCTTCGATCGCTGGCAAGGACGGGCGGCCGCCTGAACGCCACAGCGGGCGGCCTTCTCCAGCCGCCCGTTGTCAGTGAGCCCATCTAAGCTGGTCGCACTTCTGTCCGTGTCTGTGGCGCGGCAGCTGCTCGAATGGCGCCCTGCCCGGCGTGATGCACCGGGCAGGGCGTCGCGCTGTCAGCCCTGGGGATGCCGGACGGCCTTCTTAAGCGCCATCTCCACCGCGTACCGGTCCACCCCGGCCTGCTCGGCGAACGCGGTCACGGCCTGCTGTACAGCTCGCGCGGTGTCCGGGGTGAGCTGCCCGGCCCGGATCTCCTCCCAGGCGCGTCTTTCGAGGGCGAGCAGGTCGTCAGGTAGTTCGATTGCCACGACCGGATCCTATGCCGCCGTCGTCATCTCCCCGCGCATCGCCGCCACCCACTCGTCCCGCAGCTGCTCGTATCGCGCACGGGTCGGTCCCCAAAGCCAGCCGCCCGTCTCCCGCAGCAGCTTGTGGATGTCCGCCTGCACGTCGTCGGCAGACCGCGCAAGGCCCTCAGACGGGGAAGTGGTGGACATACCGCTGATCGTAGGCGCCCCCTCTGACAGCGGCCTAGGAGTTCGGCGTCTGTGGCTGGTCGGTGACGAACGACCCCATCCCGACCTCCGTGTAGATCAGCCCGTCTTCCCGCAGCTGCCGTAGCACCTTCTGCGCGGTGACGTTGGCGATGCCGAACTCGCCCATCAGCTTGACGGTCGAAGGCACCCTCGATCGGGGCGGGTACTCGCCGGCCCGGATCCGCTCCACGATCACCTCGTGGACCTGCCTCCACCTGGGGCGATCTTCCGCGAATTCCATGCGCCGACGGTAGGCAGCCATGATCAGCTCTGGCGATCGGTAGTACGCCATGGCGTGCTATGTCATGCTCGTGAGCAGCAAGGACCCCCGCGACCGAGGGCACGGCCCGGGGGCATGGCCGACGGAGTGGAGCGTCGACATGGGCGAGAGTAGACCCACACCCCCAGCCGCGGACCCGCCCGGGCAGGCCGGACTCAGTCCTCTCCAGAAGGCGTGGGCCGCCTACCAGCGCCACACCACTGAGTGCGATGACTGCAGCACCGTCGGCGGCGTCCGATGTGAGGACGCCGGCCGGTTATGGCGGGCGCACCGGGATCTGTGCGACGTGGCCTATGCGGCGCTGGCGGCCGAGCGGGACCATACCTCGCACTGAATGCCCGTTCAGTCCGCATCTGCCGCGTAAGCCCTGGCCGGTGCGTCGCCGCCGGTATTTGTCAACGCGCTGAATGTGTGGAGACGGTGCAGGTAATTGAAGGGCACACCTTCCGTTTACGCCGCCATGCGTGTTGAATCGCAGGCAGTGAGCGAGCGCTCGCTAACCGAGTGCGCCGCTGGTCACAGCTACCCCTGAAGGAGGTCGGTCACGTGGCACCTGAGAGCGTGAGCGATCAGCAGCAGATCCGAAAACTGCGGATCCCGCACCGCGTTCTCGTAGCGCTGGATCGACCGTCGCTCCATGCCGGCGAGGTGCGCCAGCTGCTCCTGTGACAGCTCCTGCTGCCGCCGTAAGTCGGCGATGCGATGTCCGAGGGCGACACGGCGTTGCATGACCCAGTCGGGTCGGGGGTTGCGGCGGGCTGGCACCCGTCACACGGTTCGGCCTCAGTGATCTTGTGTCAGTACCCAAATGGTCGCCAGTTGATCGTGAACGTGACTCGCGCGACGGACGGGCCTGCCTGCCGCGTAGAGAGTTTGGAAGTCCGACTGACAGGGTCCTGCGGTCTGGCATATGCCGTAGGTGTGCGGGTAGTGTCGCGTCGCTCGAATAAGTGTTCGATGAAAGCTTCGGGGCTGCGGATACCTGAACGCCGCAACCTCGATGGGTCTATCGCGGACCGGTTACCCCACGGTCATGCGGTGGGCCTGGGTGGGTGCTCGCCACTTGTTGGCTGCGCCTACCCGAACGGGTGAACCCGCGGGTCTCGCAGACTCGAAGGGGCACCCGTAAAGAAGCCAGGCCCGGCTCCCTCATCGCCTCGAAGGGCGGTCCCAGGGGGGCCGGGCCTGGCGTATTGGTGCGTCGCCTTGCCGCTAAGTCTGCCACTGGGAAACAAGTGGGAAAAGATCATGCGTTCACCTGCCTACACATGAGTACAGATGCGCACTCGGCTGGAGAGATTTAGCAGGTCAGGGCGCAGGTGCTTCGTAGACGCCATGGTCATCAGGGTGAGCGTCGGACAGAGCCGGAGTTCCAGAAGAACTTCGACAATTGGCGTTCTGTCAGCCCCTGACCAGGAGGGCGATCAACCTGCAGGAGCCGACTGGGAAACGAACGGGAAAGAGCTACTTCCCATCCTTGCCCCGCTCCTGCAGGCGCTCCCAGCGCTCCTGCATCGTCTTCATGATGGCCTTCTCCATCGCCGCTGTCACGCTCGAATACGTGCCCTCGACGCCCGGCACCTCGTGCCCCATCCGGCGCTCGACAGCGAACCGCGAGTGCCCGTCCTCGTCGAGCCACGCCTTGTGCGCGTGCCGCAGCAGGTACATCCGCTTGCCCTTGAAGCTGGGCACCTCAGGGATCGCCGGCCGTGGCCTGCGTACCCCGGGCCCGCTGCGCTCCGGTGCGCCGTCGGCGATGGGGCGCCAGTAGGCGGTATCGAAGGCGACCGATCCCAGGCAGCCCCCGTTGATGGCGGTGAAGACCCAGGGCTTGTCGTGCGACGCCTGCAGCTTCTCCAGCATGTCGGCGAGGAAGGGCGGGATCACCAGCGTCCTCGAGCTGCCGTACTTGGGCGGGAAGTACTGCAGCGAGCCCTTGAGGTGCTGCACCTGGCGCTCGACCCGGATCGCCGGCATCTTGCCCTCGGCCGCCCCGTAGCGCTCGGCGTCCTCCTCGTAGCGCTCCTCCTCGTCCGGGTCCGTCTGCGGATCAGACGCCGGCCAGGAGGGATAGCAGTACTCGCGGGTGAGGCCGTACAGCTCGCCGGGCCGCATGCCGGTGGTGGCCATCGTCCACACGAAGACGTAGCCGGAGTAGCCGAACATGATCTCCGCGTTCTTGGCGAGCTGCTCGACCACCTCGGGCAGGACGTCGCGCTTGCGCTCGCGGGTCGCCTTCTTGAACTTGCCGCGGCGGCGCTTGCGTTCGACCGGTGAGCTCTTGATGAGTCGGGGGACGGCGTCATCGAGGATCATCCCGAGGACCATCATGGTGTTCTTGGCGGTGCCCTCGCCGACCTTGCCGTAGATGTGCTTGCGGAAGGCCCGGTAGGCGATGACGTCGATGTCCCCGACGGCGGTCCGCTTGAAGTAGGGGCGGATGTGGGCTTCGACCTTGGAGCGGTAGCCCTTCTCGGTGAGGGGGCCGTGGTCCATCGCGGCGAGCCACTCGTCGAGCCAGTCGGTCATCAGGGTGCGGCCGTCGCGGTTGGGGACGTGGGTGCCCTGTCGGATCTCCGACATCTTGTCGAGGCCGTAGTCGTAGGCCTCGTCCTCGTCGGTGAACCCGCCCTTGGACTCGAACCGCTTGCGGCCGTCGTCGTGGTAGTCGCCAGACCACCACTTCACACGGCAGGTGCCGCCCCGCCATTCGGTGTAGACGTCGCGTGCACGTCTGGCCATGTCGCCCCCTTGCTGCTGGTGGCGCGGCGGCTCGGCAGGTACCCCTCCTGCCTCGCCTCCGCGTCGTCATGATCTCAGCTCGCCTGACCCAGAGGACAGTGCGGGCAGTGACCACATTCACCACCGAGGTCCCTCACCAGCTCCCGCATGGAGGCCCGTACTTCGGGGCTCTCGCCGGCCTGGCTCGGAACCACACAGACGATCCCTTCGCCGGTACGGGCCACAGTCCCGCCAAACTTCGGCCCGTAATCGACTATGAGCGCGCCTCGTTGCTGCATGGCTCCCCCTTATGTCGCCTGGTAGGGAAGCCTCGAAGGGCGTGACACGACTCTGCCACGTTTTGTTGCTGATGGGACTGGCTGGAACCAAGTGATATACGGAAAGTAAGTAACGGATCGGCAAAGAGAAAATGGTTGTACGCCAATCGGCTGAACTTGGGCTAGATAAGCCCGCGTTCGCGCAAGTCGCGCACCACCCGCTCGCTGATCTCCCGGATCTCCTCGGCTGTCGTCCCCTTCGTTGTGGCGATCAGCGCCAACTGCACGACACCCCGGGCCTCCTCGTCGATGATCTCCTGAGGGATGGGCGACTTCTGGACACTGGCGGCGTCGGCGTCCGCCATGTCCGCGACCGATACGGGATCGCCGCCCTCGAGCACCTTGAGGGAGCTGCCGGGGGCCCACTGCAGCAGGCCGTCGATCTTTACGTAGTTGGTTTCACGGATCTCGAGACCCTTCTCGACGCGTTGCCAGGTGCGGTTGGAGAGGCCGCCTGCCTTGGCGTTCTTGTCGTTCAGGGCAAGGCCGAGCTCGGCTCGGCGGCGCCTGGCGATGTGCGCTAGGCGCTCATAGTCGCGCTCCTGCGTGGGTGGCATGGGGTCATCTTGGCAGGACTGGCGGGGACCAGCCAGGACTGGGGGGCACTTCGGCCCAATCTCGACGTCACGTTTATGCAGGTCACCAGGCATGTGTCGGCATGAGTGGGCACTAGCTGCATCCGGATGCGCACAGATGCCTAGACATGGTGGGCATCTATGGGTAAGTTCTTCGCATGGCACAGCCCGAAACCACGTACCTAGTGGACGGGACGGCTATATGCACCAAGCGCATGCAAGCGGGGATGGAAGTCAACCAGCTCGCGGAAGCGGCGGGCATCACGCCCAGCTACCTGCGAAAGCTCGAACGCGGCGACCGCACCCGCATGAGACCTGGCAAGTACCAGGACCTCAGAGCCGCCCTGAACGCGAACGAAGACGAACTTCTTGTCCCCCACGACGATCCGCCAGAAAGGAAGTGACGTGTCTACCAAGCAGTCCCCGCGCACCCCCACCAAGCCGGAGGACCTCAACGCCCCGTTCTTCAGCATCTTGGAGGCGGCGTGGCTCCTGAAGTGCAGCTACGACACGGTGCTGCGCGCCATCCGGAGCGGCCGGCTCGGCGCCAGCCAGGACGTGCAGGGCGGCGCAATCCGCATCAGCCGCGAGGACCTGGACGCCTACTACGCCGACACCCGCATCGGCCCGCCGATCCGCCGCAGCGCCCGCCGCAGGCCGGCCCGCGCCGCCGCCTGACGCGGCAGCAAAGAGGCCGCCCCGGACGCGCATCCGAGACGGCCAGACCCACCCACACCATCCGTGAACAGAAGGGCAGATCGTGCCTACATCATCGCACCCCACCTCCCCGCTGATCGAGCCGCTCGGCTCGGACGTCACCGAGATCCACATCATGCCGGGGTTCGGTAACCGGCTGCAGGTCGTGTTCCACGGCACGCAGGGCATGCCGGAGGCCATGCCCGGCGCGGTCGCCTCGGTGACCGTGTACGGCGACGGCCGCATCTCCTACGAGCCCATCGAGGAGGCGACCGCATGAGCTACTTCAACGTCACCTTCTTCCTCGAGGCGAACGCCGACGCCCGCGGTGCGGGAGAGCCTCACCCGACGCTCTACATCCAGCCGGACGGCGGCCACACGGGATCGATCGGGCTGCAGATGAAGTCCTCGCTTTCCCCCGACGAGAAGGTGAGGATCGCGGAGTCCATCCTCTCGGGCGTCCAACGGTGGCGCGACCAGCTCATTGCCGACGCGGAGCGCCGTCGTACCGCGGAGGACGAACTCGCCGCAGCTCGCGAGGAGATCGCACGACTCAAGGCCGAGCGGGACGGCGGTGAGGCGCTGTGACTACCGACCTGTCCCGTCTGGACTTGCCGCTGCCCGAGGTGCAGGCCGAGGCCGAGCGCTTGTGGGCCGAGCGTGACCGCCGTATCGCCGCGCTTCGTTTCCGTCAGGCCGCGGGCCGGACGACGGACCCGAAGGAGCAGCTGGTGTACCGGCTCGACGCGAAGCTGATCCGCCACCCCGAGCTGCTGGCCACGGACAAGGACTACCCCGGGTTCGCCGAGTGGGTCGCCGCCCGCGAAGCCGACAACCGCCGCGCCAGGGAGGCGAAGTGAGCACCCACACCCTGACCCGCGAGGAGCGCACGGCCCGGCTAGCCGACCTGCGTGCCCGTGAGGCCGCCCGGAAGGTCGTCATCCGAGGCGTCCCCCTGATGGATCTCCCGCTGGAGCGGCGCGTCGAGTTCGCCATCTTCGACCCGGGCTCCATCACCCCGCGCGGTGACGACTACCAGGAGCCGCTGTACCGGTGGCAGGCCCGCGCGGTCACGGCCGTCCTCGACCCGGAGCCGGTTCGGTGAGCGCCATCACGTGGCCGCCGACGGCACCGACCGCCGACGACATAGCCGACCTGCACCACGGTCTCGCGCACGTCTTCGGTGACGACCCCGCCCTGTGGGACGCCGAGATCCGCGAACTCCTGGAACTCGCCCGCGTCACCCGCGAGGTCGCCACGTGACCGCCCCGGTGCCGACGTCCCGCACGTCGCCGATGGCCGGCCTCGTCAACGCCATGGCGCGGCTCTACATCCGCCGCGCACGTCCCGTCATCGCCGAGCTGGAGGCCGCGGTCGTCGCCGCCACCGAACGCCCCTACGCCGACCGCACCCGCGCCAGCTACGAGGCCAGCCTCGCCGCCGGCTACATCGACCTCACGTTCCTGGAGACATCGTGACCACCGCACCCGAGACCTTCCTCGGCGTCGCCGTACCCGAGCAGCTGAAAAGCCAGTGGCGCACCTGGGAAGCCGCGGCCTGGCGCCAGCAGCAGTACCGCAACACCAACCGCATGTACCCGCCGGATGAGCGGTTCAACGTCAGCCCCCCAAACGGCATGTGCGAGACCCACCGTCAGATGTGGCTGGACTACCGCAACATGCACTTCGATCCGCGCACGGGCAACCGCTGGCCCGGCAACCCGGGCTCCCCGTTCACCATCGTCGGCCACGACCTCGGGCAGGTGCTAGACGAGCGCCGCGTCGAATGGGACGAGAAGGCGTCCGACCAGATGCGGCAGATCGAACGCATCTGCCTGGCGGGCGGTTCCCCTCAGTGCACGCCCCGCGAGGAGACGGCCAAGGTGCGCATTCTGCCGACGGCACGCGCCGCCTGGCCCGTTGAGATCCTGCAACTCCCGCAGGAGGCGTCGTGACCTACATCGGTATCGCCCTCTGCGCCGGCACCCCGTTCCTGCTGCTCTTCGCCGAGCCTGTCATCGCCTGGCTGGACCGAAGGGGGCAGCAGTGAGCATCGCCATACCCTCCCGGGCCGCCGGCCGCCACAGTCGCGCCAACGCGGACGTGCGCGCCCGCCGCGCCGAGGCCGACAACGCCGTACTGATCGCCGTCGTCGAGGATCTGGAGCGGGCCGCGCACGCCGCGCTGATCCGCGGCTGCCAGGACGCCATGCTCATCGCCCAACAGCGCGACCAGCTCGCCGGGATGGCCGCCCACTGCCGGGAGCTGACGCACAAGACGATCCGCGCCCAGGCCGAACAGAAGCGGCTGCGGCAGGCCGTCATCAACGCCCGGCCGCGGATCCGCGAGGTACCCACCGACCTGGTCCGGCCGTACTCGCCAGTCGTCGTCCTGCCCTACGTGTCCCCGGTCGACAGCCCGGCCGCCTGAACTCGCCGGCCCGGCGGTGACCCGCCCCGCCAGGCCGGCGCCGCAACGCAAGAAGCCCCGAGCGCGGCAGACGCCCGGGGTTCCACCACCAGCATCCCACGGAGAAGAGATGCCCCAGATCAGCTTTCCCCTCGACCAGGCGCACCAGGCACTCGACGAGTTCCTGAACGGCATGGACGCCGTCGACAGCCACGGCAACCGGTACAGCCGCAACATCTACGACGGCAAGGACAACCGCCTCGCGGTCATCCTCAGCGACAAGGAGTACCGCGACCTGTTGAACGGCTACCACGCCTGGCAGGACTCGCAGGAACCGGTGGACTCCCCGGACCTGCCGCCTGGCTACCGGCCGTACATCCACTCCCCGAACGGCACCGAGAACAGGCTCCTCCCGCACGAGCCGCTCCACGCCCCGCTGGCCCACGCCATCTACGCCAAGGAGTTCGACGAGCTTGAGCAGCGTGAGCAGGACCGCGTCATCGGCGTCGCCATCGCCTGCCTGCTGCGCACCACGCTCGACCCGGACACGCAGGGCGCCGTCCCGATCCTGATGTTCAGCCACGACGTCGACGACCCGGAGAACCGCCAGTACTGGCAGCTCGCCTACAAGACCGACGTCAACGGCCTGTTCCTCCGCGGCACCGGCAACGGCTTCTTCGGCGAGGAATGGGCGATCGTCACCGGCTCCGGCTGGCGCCTCGCCTCCGGCTGGCTGGTGAAGGACGACGCCGCCCGGGCGGCTGCAGCAGTCGCCCGCGTGCTGCCGTACATCGACTGGATGTCCGCGGACGCCTCCAACTTCACGGAGAAGTCGAAGGCGGCGTTGAAGGCGACGATCCGCCGCTACCACTTCGCCGGCCTGCGCGAGGACAAGCCCGAGCCCGAGCCGCTCACGGCCGAGACCGCCAACGCCTGACCCACAGCCACACACCCGCCGACGGAGCGTCCATCCCCCTCGCGCTCCGCGGCACCCAGGGCCCGCCGTTCGCGGCACCCCCTCCGCAACGGCGGGCCCTCCAATCCGTGCACCCGAAAGCAGGTCTCATGAGCATCACCGACCACCCGTATCCCGCGCCCGACGGGATCCTGCTCGGCCACCTCACCCCGGGTACGGCCGCCTGGGAGGAGGCCCGCGCCGGTCTCTCCATCACCGCCACCGAGATCGCCGCCGTCGTTGGCCTGTCGCCGTGGCAGTCCCGGTTCTCCCTGTGGCACAAGAAGGCCGGCCTGCCGACCCCGCCGTTCGAGATGACCTCGGCGATCGAGTGGGGGACCCGGCTCGAGGACGCGGTCGCCCAGAAGTGGGAGGACGAACACCCCAGCCAGCTGGCTGCCCCGGCCGGCACGTGGCGGCACCGCGACCGCGAGTGGCAGCGAGCCACCCCCGACCGGCTCATCTACCCGCAGCCGGGCAGCGAGTTCGAGATCGCCGACCACGCGGACGCCCTGCTGGAGGTGAAGACCAGCCCGTTCGGTGACGAGTGGGGGCCGTCGGGCAGCGACACCATTCCGATCCACTACCGCTGCCAGGTCATGTGGCAGATGGACACCCTCGGTCTCCACCGCACCGAGTTCGCCGTCCTCATCTCCGGCCACGACTACCGCGAATACACCGTCGACTACGACGAGGACGAGGCCCGCATCCTCCGCGACGCGGCCGAACGCTTCCTCGACGACGTCCGGCGCGGTGTCCGCCCCGACATCGACGGCGACACCGCCACCTACCAGACGATCCGCGTCCAGCCGGACGGCCTCGAGGACCGCGACGTCGAGATCCCCTTCGGTCTCGTCTGCCGCTGGGACGACGCCTACGCCGCCCTCGCCAAGGCGTCCGCCGACCTCACCCAAGTCCGCGGCGAAGTCCTCGACCTCATCGGCAACGGCCGCCGCGCGGTCTGCGAAGGCCGCCGCATCGCCTACCGCACCGTCCGCGACGGCCACACCCACAGCCTCAACCCGTACTCCAGCAAGGACGCAGCGTGAACCAGATCAGCAACGCCATCGCCACCCGCGACAACGGACCCGAGGCCATCGTCCGCCAGCACAAGGACGACCTCACCCTCGTCCTCCCCTCCCACGTCAAGGGCGAGACGTGGATGCGCCTCGCCTACGGCGCCCTCCGCTCCAACAAGCAGCTCATGCAGGCCGCCACCCGGAACCCCGGCAGCCTCATGAACGCCCTGCAGGAGTGCGCCCGCCTCGGCCACGAGCCGGGTACCGAGGCTTACTACCTGGTCCCGTTCGGCAACGAGGTCCAGGGCATCGAGGGCTACCGCGGAGTCGTCGAACGCATCTACCGGGCCGGCGCCGTCAAGGCCGTCAAGGCCGAAGTGGTTTGCGCCAACGACCACTTCGACTACAGCCCCGACATGGACCGGCCCATCCACAAGCCCACCTACTTCGGCGACCGCGGGCCCATCGTCGGCGCCTACGCCTACGGCGTCTTCCACGACGGCTCCACCAGCAAGGTCGTCGTCATCGACCGCGCCTACATCGACAAGGTCCGCAAGGAGTCCAAGGGCAGCAACAGCCCCACCAGCCCATGGGTGAAGTGGGAAGAGTCCATGGTCCTCAAGACCGTCGCCAAGCGCCTGGAGCCGTGGGTCCCGTCCTCCACCGAGTGGCGCAAGGAGCAGCTCCGCGCCGCCGCGGAAGTCGCCGCCGAGCGCACCGACACCGGCCAGCAGCCGGCCGTCTACCGCGCGTCCGACTCGCGCGACGACTTCAACGACGACGAGCCCGTTGAGGGCGAACTCGTCGACTAGCCCGCACAGCGGAGGCCGCCCGCGGGCAGTGCGGGCGGCCCCATCACCCGACAAGGAAACCACGCCATGCCTGAGCTTCTCGTCCAGATCGGCGGCCAGACGCTGCCGCTCCGCTCCTGCCACTGGGTCCTCTTCGGCCCGAACGACTGCGCCTACGCCTCCGAGTACGGCGACGGCGCCAGCAACGCCGAGCAGGCCCACACCAACTTCACCCCGCGCCAGCGGGACCGGGACCGGCAGACCCGGCAGGGCTTCCGCATCGAACTCCTCAGCAAGGAGCAGTGGCGCGAGCAGGCGGGCCCGTGCTTCTACGGCACCTGCAACCACCGGCCGCTCCAGGCGCAGGCGGTGGCGTCATGACCCAGCTGCAGATCCCCATGCAGCCCGTGCAGGGCACCGTCTCGGCGGCGGCTGGCGAGGCCGCGAAGGAAGCCGGAACCGCCCGCGCCCGCAAGCACACCCCGCCCGACTGGGCCACCGCCGTCCAGAACGGCATAGCCCTCCTCGCCAAGCGCGGCGTCCCCTTCCAGGCCGCCGACCTGATCCGCGAAGGCCTCGTCGACGAGCCCGAGCACCCGGCCATGTGGGGGCCCCAGTTCGGGATCGCCGCCCGCGCCGGAGTCATCGAGCACGCCGGAGTCGTCCCGTCGACCCGGGCCACCGTGCACAGGAGCCTCTGCCGCCAGTGGATCGGGACGGCCGCCTACCGGCAGGCGGTCGCCTGATGCTCGACCAGCTCCAGCAACTGCCCGTCGGCGCGATCTTCCCCCTGATCTACGCCGCCCTGATCGGTGTCGGCCTCGGCCTCCTCTGCAGCGGGAGGCAGCGATGACCGGACCCGCCTGGGCCGCCCTCCTGGTCGGGCTCATCGTCTTCTGGCCCGCCACCTGCGAACTCACCCGCCTTGGCCGCCGGGTCCGTGCACGACGCGACATCCGCCGCCTCGAACATCCCGCCGACCACCCCCGCTACAGCCACACCCCGGCCAGGAAGGAGACGCCGCAGTCATGACCACCGATCACATCGCCCACTACGCCTGCTACCGGCGCGGATGCCGCCGCGACGAATGCCGCACCGCCGACCGCATCTACCGCAAGCAGTACGAGCTTCGGCGCCTGAGCGGCATCCCCTCCCACATCCCCGGGCCGGTCGTCGCAGCCCACCTCCGCCTCCTCATCGACAGCGGCCACACCATCCGCGGCATCTCCCGGGAAGCCGCCGTGTCCGAGCGGGCCATCAACTACATCCTCAACGGCCAGAAGAAGGTCACCCGCCCCAAGGCTCTCGCCCTGCTCACCGTCCGCCCTCTCAACGAGGCGCCGCGCGTCGACCCGACCGGCACCATCCGACGCATCCAAGCCCTCGCCGCCATCGGCTGGCCGATCGTCTGGACCGCCGAGCACACCGGCTTCCACCCTTCCTACCTGTTCAACATCATCGCCGGTCGCGTCCACACGATCCCCCGGCACGTGGCGGACCGATTTACCGCCATCTACCGGGAGTACAGCCACCAGGCCGGACCTTCCGTCTTCACGCGCAGCGTCGCCCGCCGCAACAACTGGCACGGGCCGCTCTCCTGGGACTGCATTGACGACCCCAACGAGCAGCCCGAGCAGGCTGAACCCTACGAGCCGGCCACCAAGTACGAGCGCGACCCGGACAAGCGGGCCGAGATCGAGCACCTGTACCTGCTCGGTGAGTCCGTCCCGTCGATCGCCAAGCAGCTCGGCAACAACGAGAAGTACATCAGCGACCAGCTCAGCGACATCCTCCGCCAGCGCGCGCGGCGGGCCAAGCAGAAGACGACCAAGGAAGGATTGGAGGTGGCCGCCTGATGTCGCGCCCGTCCAAGAAGTTGCCCCGCACGGCCACGCATCGGCCGGCCGTCAAGCGGCGTCGGTTCCGTCACGACGAGTACGTCGCGGTGGACTTGTTCTCCGGCTTCGGCGGTCTGACCGAAGGCATCAGGCGCGCCGGATTCACGACGATCATGGCCGCGAACCACAACGAGTACAAAGTCCAGGTCCACGAGGCCAACCACTCCTACGCCGAACACTGGATCGCCGACCTCGTCGACCCCGAAGCCTCCGACTACCACTCGGTGCGCGACCTCCCCCCGGCCGATCTGCTGGTAGCCGGCGTCAGCTGTGTCAACCACTCGCAGGCCAACACGCTCAAGGCCTACGCGCAGGGCCTGACCCTGTTCGGGATGGACGACCCGGAGTACGAGGCCAGGGTCACCCGCTCGGAGCGAGACCGCGCCACAGCGAACTGCGTCCTGCACTACGCACAGACGCACCGGCCGCGGATGATCCTCGTCGAGTGCACGACCGAGCTGCAGTCGTGGGGCCCGCTCCTGCCGGGCAGCAAGAAGATTGGCGACGGCACCACGTACCGGTGGTGGCTCAAGCAGTTCGACCTGCTTGGCTACAACGTCAAGGTCCTGTTCCTGAACTCCCAGTTCTTCGGTGTTCCGCAGTCCCGGAACCGCGGCTACTGGGTGTTCGTCGACAAGTCCCTGCCCATGCCGGACCTCGAGCACCGGCCCGTGTCCCGGTGCCACCGGTGCGACAAGGATGTGGAAGCGGTTTGGACCTGGCGCACTGGGATCCCGCCGACCGGGAAAGTCGCCTACGGCGAACAGTACGAGTACCGGTGCCCGTCCTGCCGCACCGCGGTCGTCCCGCCCATGACCCCGTCGATCACCGCGCTTGACCTAACCGACCTCGGCACACGCATCGGTGATCGGCCGATCAAGACGTTCAAGGACGGCCACCGGGGCCAGTTCGCCGCGTCGACGACCGCTCGCATCGAACGCTGCCGCCAGAAGTTCGCCGACTTCCCGGCCATTCTCATGCCCGCCAAGGGTGTGCACGGTTCGGAACGGCTGCTGTTGCAGCCGATGGCAACACAGACCAGCCAGCAGGAGACGGCGATCCTGTCGACCGGCCAGGGGCTGTGGAACGAACCAGCGCTCGCGCTCGCCGTCGACAACTACCAGGGCGCACCGCGCGGCGCCGGTGAGCCGCTGCCCACACAGGTCGGCTCCGAGACGCTCGCGCTGGTGACCTCTGGGGTCATCCCGTACCGCAAGCACACCGTGCCCGCGGTGCACGCGGAGCCGATGCCGACGTTCACCTCCGAGCAGATCCCCGGACTGCTCACCGCGGCCGGCTGGTTCAAGCAGAACGGCTCCACGGGGACCGAGACCGCCGCCCACCCCGTGACCGATCCGCTCGGCACGCTCACGTCCCGGGACACGACGGCACTCCTCACCGCCGCCTGGGGCCCCGTGCTGTCGCAGATGCCGTTCGAAGAGTGCTTCTACCGAATGATGGCCGCCCACGAGATCGGCCGCGGCTGTGGATTCGACGTCGACTTCCGCGACTACACCGGCACCTTCATCGTCTGGGGCACCGCCCGTGACCAGGTCGACGGCTTCGGTAACGCCGTCAGTCCGCAGGTCGGCACCTGGATCGGGGACAGGCTGCGGGCCGTCCTCCACAGCCCCCAGGACCGCGACACGACGGCTCTCGCCGCGTGACCGCCGTGCCGTGCCGGCCGCGCAACCGGCCCTGACCAGCAGCACACCAGCCACCACCAGCTGTAGCCGCAACACCGAGAAGAGGCAGACGTGAGGATCCGGCACACCAGGCTGACAAGGGACTTCCTCCAAGTCCCCAACGCCACCGTGCGCGACGACCGCCTGAGCCACATGGCGCGCGGCATCCTCGTCGAGCTGCTCAGCCGGCCCGACGGCTGGGAGGCCACCGCCGACGACATGTGGCGCGCCTCGGTCGCCAAGCACGGCAAGAACAGCCCCGGCCGACGGGCCTTCCGGGCCGCCTTCGCCGAACTCAAGGAACACGGCTACCTGACCGCGAACCGAGAGCTCCTGGAGGGCGGCAGGTACGGCACCGTCCTGACCCTCGCCAACATTTCCGCAGTTCAGCCCGACGTACCACCGTGTGGTACGTCGGAGCGACCTGGACAAACGGACGTTTCCGCAGGTGGGACCGACGTACCACACGGTGGTACGTCGGAGGGCTCCACCGACGTGCCACATGCTGGTACGTCGGAGCGACCTGCGGAAACAGGTGAAAGCGCAGATGGCACCGACGTGCCACACGCTGGCACCCCGGAGCGACCTGCGGAAACAGGCATCCGCGCAGTTCGCACCGACGTACCACACGCTGGTACGTCTCTTAAAGAACACGGTGAGAACACTAGGAAGAACACTTCATCTACAGGTGACGCCTCCGTCCGCGAGATCAGCAGCAAGAAGACGGACCACCACCTCGCCGCCTTCGGTGCCTTCTGGAGCAACTACCCGAAGAAGAAAGACCGCGAGGAAGCCAAGAAGGCGTGGATCGCGGCCATCGAGCGCGGCGTAGAGCCGAAGCGCATCGTCGACGCCGCCCAGGCCTACGCCCGCGAGCGTGCTGGCAAAGACCCCCAGTACACGAAGTTCCCGGCCAACTGGCTGAACAAGGGCTGCTACGACGACGAGCCCGACTTGCCTCCACTCCGCGCTGTTTCCGGCGGCTGGACCGCACCGAACCGCCCTCACCCCGCCACCGGCGCTTCCGCACCCGCGCCCACCGCTGAGGACTACGAGAAAGCGAAGCCCTTCTGATGACGACCGCCGACGAACGGCGAGCCCGCTACGACGCCGGACAGGCCGCAGCCCGCGCCGAGATCCGCGGCCAGAGCCTCGACCGCTACCTCACCCGCCGGCCCGCCGCCTTCGCGGTCGACGGCCCCACCCACCCCGACGTCAGCCAGTGGATCAACTCCTACCTCGACGGCTCCCGTGCCTCGCTGTTGCTGCTCGGCACGCCCGGCACCGGCAAGACCTGGCACCTGTGGAAGATCGGCGAGACGTTGATCCGCCGCGGCTGGTTCGGCCGCTACTACCTCGTCAGCGACTTCGAGTTCAAGGCCGCCGCTGACCGGCCGGCCAACCTCGACAAGCTGCAGGCCTGGCGTGAGGCCCCGCTCGTCGCCCTCGACGACCTCGGCGCCACCCAGCTGTACCCGTGGACCGTCGACGCCATCGCCCAACTCATCGACGTCCGCTGGCAGAACCAGCTGCCCACGCTGATCTCCACCAACTTGCCGACGCTTGAGCCGCTCGGCCCCCGCACGACATCCCGCTTTGCCGACGGCGGATCCACCTTCATCAAGTTCACCGGCACCGACTTCAGGAAGGCCTCATGAGCCACGACTTCGACGAGCCGCTCGCCGACAAGGGTGCGCCCCCGCCGTTCGACCTTGACGCCGAACGCGCCGTCCTCGGCGCGATGATCCTCTCTGACCGGGCAGTCGACGAGGTCGTCGAGATCCTCAATCCCGAGCACTTCTTCCGCCCCGGCCACGAAACGATCTACCGGGCGCTCGTCGACCTTCACAACGAAGGAGCCGCACACGACGAGATCGCCCTCATCAACCGGCTTGAAAAGAACGGCGACCTGACCCGCTGCGGCGGCAACGGATACCCGTTCACCCTCGTCCAGGCCGTCCCCACGGTCGGCCACGCCGAGTACTACGCCGGCGTCGTCCGTGAGAAAGCCGTCCTGCGGAGAATCCTTGCCGCCAGCAACGGCATGGCCAGCGACGTCAACAGCCGGGAGCACTCGCCCGACGAGGTCATCCAGCGCGCCTACGACACCCTCGAAGGACTCGCCGCCCTCACCGACACTGGCGACGAAGACCTCTCCATCGGCACCGACATCATGGACACCGTCGCCGAGGTCGTCGACATCCGGGAGCACGGGCCCAAGGAGGGCCTGAAGACCGGCTTCACCGACTTCGACTCCCTCACTGGTGGCCTGCTGCCTGGCCAGTTCGTCCTCATCGCAGCACGGCCCGCCATGGGAAAGTCCGTTCTCGCCGGCGACTTCGCCCGCTACGCCGCCATCCGCAATGACATCCCGACCCTGTTCTTCTCCCTTGAGATGGGCCGCAAGGAGCTCGAGAAGCGGTTCCTGTCGGCTCAGGCCGCCTATCCGCTGCACTGGATGAAGAGCAAAGGCCCCCTCGACGACGCGAAGATCCTCAAGCTGGTCGAGGCCGGCAAGGACATGCAGAACTCGCCGCTGTTCATCGTTCCGGACACCGGTGTCACCCTCGCCAAGATCCGCTCGCACTGCCGTCGCGTCCAGCGCCAGCACGGCCTCGGCCTCGTCGTCATCGACTACCTGCAGCTGATGAGCGGCGAGAACCTCGGCCGCAACGACAACCGGCAGCAGGAAGTGTCCCGGATCAGCCGTGGCCTCAAGACCCTCGCCATGGACCTGCAGGTGCCCGTCGTCGCCCTCTCGCAGCTCAACCGCGGGCCTGAACAGCGGCAGGACAAGAAGCCGATGGTCTCCGACCTGCGCGAGTCCGGATCTCTCGAGCAGGACGCCGACATCGTCATCCTCCTCCACCGCGAGGACGCCTACGAGAAGGAAACCCCGCGTGCCGGCGAGGCCGACCTGATCGTCGCCAAGCACCGCAACGGGCCCACCGCCACCATCACCGTCGCCTTCCAGGGGCACTTCGCCCGCTTCGTCGACATGGCCCAGACCTAACCGAGAGGAGAACCACCGTGCACTACCTCGACACCTGCGACCGCTGCCTCACCGCGGACAGCCCCGCCATACAGCCCGCCAAGGTCACCCCCAGCGGGCCCGGCTCCGTCCTCGCCACCTACCGCTGCCCCAACTGCGGCGCCATCTGGACCTGCGGGTGGAGTGCCCAGGACGACGAAGCCGCCTGATCCCCGCCCCCGTCACCACCACCCACCACACCCAACCCGAAGGACACCGACATGCAGCAGCACGACCACGAGCCCGCCCAGTTCTACTGGGACGCCGAGACCGAGCACTGCCCCCACAAGCCGATCCCCGAGCGCTACACCGACGCCTGGGACCAGTGGATGTGCAACCACCAGCCCTACGACGACGGCATCCTCTGCCTGTCCGCGCCCGCCGGGACCGCCTGCCCGGCCTGCTCCGCCGAGCACGGCGACATGGTGCCGTGGGACCGCTGCGAGGGCCGTGACCACGTCCGCCCCGCCCGCGGCATCACCCCGACCCCCGAGCCCGAGCACCAGCCGGTGCAGGTGTGGGTCGGCGGACTGGAGTGCCTGGAGCGGGAGTGCGACGAGTACTTCACCGACGACGGCGACGAGATCCCCGGCCTGGAGGTCTGCTCCCACATCCGTGAGGAGACGTCGTGCTCCTGCCGCCGTATCGGCCCCGGCGAGTACTCGGTGGAGCCCTGCCCGGCCGTGACCGCCGCCTCCGCCTGACCGCCCCGCCCGTCCCGTCCCGTCACACCGCCTAGGAGCCCGTCCATGACCACCAGCCAGTCCCTCACCGCCGACCAGTTCCGCCGCACCCTCGAAGACGAGGTCGTCAACGAGATCACCAGCCAGGCCGACAGCATCGCCCGCGACGTCATCACCGCCGTCTGGAACGCCGTCGACAACCAGATCGGCGCCTACCGCGACGACGCCCGCGAAGCCGACCAGGCCCGCGGCCACTACAAGCGCAGCGCCGACCACATCGCCGCCAAGCGGGACCTCGCCGAGTCCGTGCTCAACGAGTGGGAGTCCGGCCGCCTGCTGCCCGACCAGGCGCTGCGGATGATCCGGTCCGCGCTCGCCGTCGGCGACGTGAAGACCCACGACCAGCTCCGCACCGCCCCCACCGCCTGATCACCCCGAAGGAGCCCGCCATGACCCAGCCCACCAGCCAGCCCCTCGACCTCGACGCGATCGAAGCCCGCGCAGCAGCCGCCACGCCCGGACCCTGGTGCACCGACAGTTGGGAGATCTACCAGGACAGCGAGTACCAGCCTGGGATCTCCTTCTGGATCGGCGAGACCTGCCGGGCCGACGAGGAGAACGACGGGCGCGCCGACGCCGAGTTCGTGGCCCACGCCCGGACCGACGTGCCCGCCATGGCCGCCGAGATCCGCCGCCTCCGCGCCGAACTCGCCGCCGTCACCGCCCTGTGCGACGAGCAGGACATGGCAGCCCGCATGTTCGAACTGCCCACCCCCGAGTGGGTCACCGCCGTCCGCCGTGCTGCCGCCGCGCCTGCCGCCGCCCGGCCGTGACCAGCAGCCACCACACACCGAACGGAGACCGCACGTGACCGCAGCCACCGCCGTAGCCCACGGCTACACCATGCGCGACCTCGACGCATTCGCCCGCGCCGTCGTCATGAACAACCGCACCTGGTGGCCCGCCGGCGACCGCGACGACCTCTACTCCGCCGCTTGGCACGGCATCGTCGAACACCTCTGCACCACCGACGAACCGCCCAGCCGACGCGACCTGCTGGAGGCCGGACGCCAAGCCCTGGCCCAGGACGTGAAGGCCACGATGCGACACCACGGAGCCCGCACCGACGGCCGCAACAACGGCGCCCGCTACGCCATGTACTGGGAATGGGCCGGTCGCGCAGTGCCCAGCGCGGAGGCCGGGATCGTCGAACGCATCGCCCTGGCACAGATCCTGGCCGCGCTCACCCCACGCCAGCGCGAAGCGTTCACGGCGCTCGCCTCGACGGCCGACTACCTCGACGCGGCCCGCCTGCTCGACATCGAGGCCCAGACATTCCGGTCGCTGCTCGGCCGTGCGCGGGGAGCGTTCCGCGGTCTATGGCACGAAGGCGAAGCACCGTCAGCGCACTGGGGCTGCGACCGGCGGGCCGGTGCCGTGCGCGGCACGGTCGGCAAGGGCGAGTCGGCCGTTGCCAACCTGCGCCGCCGTCAACGCGCCGCCGAGAAGAAATCCGCCGCATGACCACCCGCACAGCAGAGCCCGGGCGCGCCGTTACCGCGCCCGGGCCGGCTCCAGCCTCCCACACCACGACCGACCGCCCGCACCAGCCACAGGAGTGACCGTGAACGAACCGACCGCCGTCGACCGCATCCCGATCGGCCACAGCGTCAACTACGCCGTGCGCGGCCTGCCCGAGATTGCAGACGAGTACAACGCCGAACGCACCATCGACCCCATCGAGATCACCCTCGCCTACCGGGCCGCCCCGGATAGCCACCTCGGCCGCATCTCGGCCTACGTGAAGGGCTGGTGGATGCAGGACGGCAAGCGCGTCCCGATGGACAAGCCCGTCGGCCGCTGGCTCTACGGCGACACGGAGGCCTGGCCGGAGTGGCTGGCGGAGGAGGCGCGGCTGCACGACCCGGACGCCGCCGCTCCTGCCGGCCCGGCGCCCGCCACCGAGGGGGACGCCGAGGCCGAGCCTCCGCTGAGCCCGTTCTACGAGCACCCCGAGTGCGGCTTTCACTGGCACGGCCGCGACGGCATGGACATCCCGATGCGGGACGGCGAGCCCGTGTGCCCGCGCTGCGAGCTGCGCAGTGTCGAGAAGCGACTCGCCCACTTCGAGCGCCGCTGCATCGAACTCCGCGAGGAGTCCCTGCGGCGCGGCAAGAACGTCCTGGAACACAGCGAGAAGAACCGCGCCCTGGAACGTGAGATCGACGGAGTGCGCCGACAGTTGGGTGCCGAGATCCTGCGAGCCAACCACGCTGAGGCCGAGCTGCGTCGTCTGGCTGGCGAGGCGCAGGCCGTCGCGTGCCCGCACGGCTGCGACACCACCCACTGCCCCTGCCTCGCCTGCGAAGCCGACCAGCCCGCCCGCGAGGCGCGGCAGGACCCGGCACAGAACGGCACTTGCGGCGCGCGTGAGCCTGAGCCGCGTACCGGCACCAGCCCGTGCGTCCTGCCCGCTGGACACGGCGGGACGCGGCATCGGGACAAGTGGACCAACCAGTGGCCCATCGACCTCGTGGCGGGGTCCGGCCAGCCCGAGACGGAAGCCCGCTGCCCCGAAGCCGTATGGACCCCCACCCCGCACCCACCGCACACCTGGAACCAAAGCCCGACCCACCCGCAGCGGCCCTGCCCCGGCGTACCCGAGGCGGACGGCCAGCCCGAGACGGAGTGAACCCGCCGGGGCCGCGCACCCTGCGTGGCCCCGTGGAGGCCGTCAGCGCCCGCCTGACGGCCTCACAGGCGCTCGCGCGGCCCACCGCCGTCAAACCCCGCAGGAGCCACCCGATGACCCGTCCCACCACCCGCGCCCCGAAACCCAACCAGCACGAGCGCGCCCAACGCGAAGCCGTCATCGACAACCTGCTCGGCCGGGCCCTCCGCGGCGTACTCACCATCCCTGAAGCCGCCGTTCTCGCCGACTACTGGCGAGCCCACCGACGCAACGCCGACCAGACCCGACTCTCCCTCGGCCACACCACACGAACCCTCGAACGCCACCGTGCCGCCGCCGACGCCGAAATCCAGCGACTCGAGGAACGCATCGCGGAACTGACCAAGCAGCAGGAGGCAGCAGTATGACCGAGCACCCCGACCTCCAGCGGTACCGGGACTGGCTCGCCAACGAGCACAACAAGGCCGTCCGCGCCGACCAGGCCGGCGACGTCCCGCCCGAACTGCGGATCAGCCCGCACAACGGCATCGCCGCCGGACTCGCCATCGCCCTGCACGGACTCGACCGCATACTCGGCGCCCTCGAGCACGCCGCTGGCCCGAGCACCGCCGAATGCGCCGCCGCTGACCGGCGATGGCCGCTCGAGAAGGAGGGGCAGTGATGGCGACGGTCCGCTACGCCCCACCCTGCCCGAAGGCGGAGGAGCACACCCCGCACCCCGAGCGGCAGTTCGCCCACGAGCGGTGGGCCGAACAGATGCTCCGCACACACACCCAAACCCGCTGTCCCGGCTGCGGCCTGTGGACAATCTGGGTCCGCCGGCCTAACGCCCCCGACCTGCCGCCCATCGAGTACCGGCTCGACCACGACGACTGCGGCTGCTGCGACGGCGACCCACAGTGCGACTGCGAGTACCACCAGGACCAGCAGTGACCGCCGACCAGCTCACCCTCGGCGACTGCGAGCCCGAGTGGGCCGACGTCCTCGCCGCCGCCGAGTTGCACGACCCGGTCGACCCACGCTGGCGCGACCTCCGCCACCAGGGCCTCACCCCGCAGCAGTACGCGCGCATCGTCGACGTGACCGTCGTCGGCGACTACCTGTAAGCCCGCACCAAGGAGCACCGATGTCCGCCTGCACCGTCTGCCTCCGCGACCTGTACGAGCACGAGCTCGGCCACCAAGCCTGCCGCCCCTGTACCGACCGGGTCGACCTGCACCTGCGCGCTCTCGCCGGCACCGACGGGCTGTACGCCCGCCTCGCCGACTCACTCCACCCCGGCAGCAGCAGCGGCGGGCCCGCCGTCTCCGGCAGCCGCACCGCACCGCTCCCGCTCCGGCTGGAGGTGCTGAACGCGATGACCGAACGCGGGCCGGTCCTCGGCCCGTTGGAGGGATGGGTCCGCGACTGGGAGCAGTACGGCCGAGCCGACGTCGACGAGTCCGGCACCCTTCAACAGCGCCTTGACCACGCCGTCCAGACCCTCCGGTTCAACCTCGCCTGGGCGGCAGCAAGCCACCCCGCCTTCGCAGACTTCGCCGACGAACTGTTCGCAATCAAGCGCCGCTGCCAGACCGCCGTAGGAGAAGAAAGGCCCCCGATCAAAGTGCCGGTCGCCTGCCGGTGCGGGCAGATACTCCGCGTCAGTCTCGACATGGACAGCATCGAATGCCGACGATGCGGCACCGAATACGGGCACGGAGAGATGCTGCGGCTCACGCCGACTCGAAGAGCAGCCGCCTGAACATCGCCCCAACCGGCTTTAGCCGTGGGAGAATTGAAAGCCCCGGATGCGGCGGCTACCGCACCGGGGCGAGCCGACTGGATAGGAGTCGACATGGCGAAGACTACATGCACCATCTGCGGCAAGGACGCCATCGCGCGAGGCTGGTGCAAGGCCCACTACCGGCGATGGCAGCAGTACGGCGACCCAACCTATGTGCCAGTACCGCCGAGTCACGAGGATCTCTTCTGGGCGAAGGTAGACAAGACCTCCACCTGCTGGCTGTGGACCGGGTGCATCAGCAAGAAGGGGTACGGTCACTTCGGCGCAGGGGGTAGGAGTCGACTCGCCCACCGTGTGGCCTACGAACTACTGGTAGGCAAGATCCCCGAAGGGTTGACCATCGACCACCTCTGCCGTGTGCGCAATTGCGTCAACCCTGATCACTTGGAGCCGGTGACAGGCGTGGAGAACACGCGACGGGGAGAAGCTGGCAAGCACTTCGCGGACCGCACGCACTGCCCGAGAGGGCATGCCTACGACGATGAGAACACGCGCTATTCCAGACGGGGGACGCGAGTCTGCAAGACCTGTCAAGAGGCGGCCACTCGGGCCTACCGGGAGCGCAATCCCGAGAAGCTGCGCGCGCAGTATGACGCTCGTAATGCTCGCCGAAACGAAGCCCGTAAGGGGAAGCCGGCAGCGGTGCCCAAAACGCACTGCCCGAATGGGCACGCCTACGACGAAGTGAACACCGCTATTCGGTGGGATGGGCGACGGCAGTGCAGAGCCTGCCGGAAGCTGTCTCAGGATCGCTACAACGCCAAGCGCTCGCAACGCGCAGAGAAGTGATGAGAATGAGAGCGCCCCGGCCGATCGGCCGGGGCGCTTTCGTGTGCCGAGGTCAGCTTGCCAGCGCGGTTTCCAGGTACTCCTGCACCGGCCCGTACAGCCCGTAGGGAACCTTCTCCGGGATTTCGTCGAGCGTGATCCACTCGATGGCGTCCAGCTCGTCAGCGTCGGCGACGTGCGCCTCGCCACCGATGACCCGGCATGCGGTGTAGCTCATGTCCCGCTGCGTCTTGGGGTGGACGCGCTGCCCGATCAGTGTGACGGCCTCCACCTTGAGGCCAGTCTCCTCCAACGTCTCGCGCACGGCCGCTTCCTCCGGGGTCTCGCCAGCCTCGATCGCGCCGCCGGGCAGTGCCCAGAGCAGGTCACCCTCGCGCTCTCTCCTGCGAATCATCAGCAGCTTGCCGTCGGCGACGACGACCGCCATGGAGAGGGCGGGCTTGTCGGTGGTGGTCTCGGTCATGCCAGCGCCTCCAGGATCGGCGGATAGATGGACTGTGCAGGGATGAAGCGGGTCAACTGCGCGCGAGGAACCCAGGTCACGTCCGCGTTTTCGATCTGGTCGCGGTTGGTCGCCTCGCCCATCAGCCAGTCACACAGGTAGTACTCGGCGATCACCTTCGTGTCCGGGTGGAGGCGGGAGCCGAGGTGCTCGCGGACGCTGCAGCGGACGCCAGTCTCCGAGTGGGTTTCCGCGACCGCGACGACCGCGGGGGAGGCGTCCGGCTTGACGACGCCGCCGACGAACTGCCAGGCGAGCGAATCGGATTCGCGCCTGCAGACCAGGAGCACCTCGTCGTCACGGACCACTACGGCGATGGCCACGCGCAGCGCCTGCGCCTCGACGGCGTTTGGCTTGGGGCGGGTGAGGAGACTGAAGCGGCGCTGCACCGAAGGGCTCGACCTCTCGTAGGCGGTATCCAGGGCGGACTGGATCTCAGCCCGCGGCACGATGTCCGGCGATGAATGCCAGCCAGCCACCGTGCGGACGGCCACGCCGAGGTGGTCGGCGAAGCCGTCGTTCGTCATCCGGAGGGCCTGCTGCAGAGCACACGCTGCGGCGCCGGTCCACGTGTCGATGACGTCCACTTTGCGCCCCTCGTCTGGTCGGATCGGGCGTACTGCACTGCTGCTGCATCCCTGCTGCATCGGCGCTGCACTGGGCGGTCATGGCAGCTTGGTGGCGGCGCCGCTTGACTCAAGGGCATGCAAAGTTGGTCCTGGCGGCTACTCGTCCGCCGGCGCTTCCGTCTCGCCGCGCTCCGTGTGGACGCGCGCAGCGATCCTTCGCGCCCACTCCCGGCTGTACGGCGTGTGCTCGGCGATCAGCGTGAGAGTGATGCCGGCGGCCCGGGCGTCGGCAACGAGGTCGTCGAGCTGCTGTCGCGTCTTCTCATGGGCGGCGGTCGCTCTGTCGAGCTTGCGGAGCCAGCGCGCCTTCTCGGCTTCGTTCAGGGTCGGGGTGTTCGCTGCCATGTGCTGGATGTTCTCACGGGTGGATGTCCACCGACTAGACGCGCCACAAGATTCTTCGTCCACTATGTTGCAGCGGACGTGCCCCCCGTGCCATGGTGGTCCTGCAACAAAGTAGACGCAAAGCCTGCCGCTTCGCGGGCTACAAGCCGTGCCCACTCCTACCGGACCCAGTCCGCGGGCGCTGCACAAAAGAAGATCGGGCCGGACACCGAGACTCCTACCTCTCAGGCCGGCCCTACCACGAGGAACTGTTGAGAGGTCCCCTCATGGATGGACAGCAGTCTACCCAGGCCAGCCTGGGTACCGTCACGCCCCTTCCGGCGACCAGGCCGGGTTACCGCCTCGTGCCGGCGCTGATCGGCACCCGCAAGAGCGCGCACGTCGCCCACATCGAATGCCCGTCGTGGTGCGTCGAGAACCACCTCGCCGAGCCGACCATGTTCGACGACATCACGCACACGTCGGCCTCCGAGGAGGTGGGGATCTCCTCGTTCCTGAAGCAGGACGGCTCCCTGCTGATGTACGCGATGCTGCAGGCCGACCCGGAGGCGACCGACCCGCGGTTGCGCCGGGCCCACATCGGGATCGAGCACGAGGGCGTCCCGGACGTGCACACGCCGGAGATGGCGGAGGCGTTCGCCGACGACCTGATCGCGTTCGCTCTGCAACTCCGTGGCCTCGCCCGTACCGCCCGCCTTCACAACGCGGCGGCCGAGGCTGAGGCGGTCGTCGCATGAGCCCCGCCGACGTCGCCGCCCACTTCGAGGCGCAGGGCCCGGTCCGCACCCGGAAGCCGTCCCGCCCGCAGCGCACGGTGCTGGAGCGGTTCCCCGCCGGTGGCCCGCGCGGCTCGTGGCCGGCGGAGGAGTTCGCCGCCGACCGCCGCCGTGAGGGCATCCCGGCGTCCGTGGTCCTCGACCTGCCGTCCGACAAGTTCCTCGTGATCGTCGAGGGGGCGTCGTGAGTGCCGAGGAACGCGAGCTGCTGCAGGCCGTCCTGGAAGCGCTGACGCTGGACCCCGGCGACCTCGACTACGAGCGGCGCCTGTCGGAGCGGGCCGCCTGGGCGCGAACCACGCTCCGGGGCGTCCTCGAAGACGGCGACCCGGCATGGCACGCCGACTACCTGCGCCGCAAGCTCCGCGACGAGGAGGCCGGCCGGTGACCGACGCCGAGTACGCCGAGCTGCTCCGCAAGCTGCGCGAGGCCAACCACCGCAGCGAGTCCCGCCCCAAGTAGGGCCCTAGACCGCCGCGGCGCGGTCCATCCATCCCCCTGTCCCGCGCCGCGGCACCCCCATCCCACCCCATCCCAGCCCCACCTGACCAGTGAGGAACCACCGTCATGCCCACGCTCACCCTGATCACCTCGGCCCCGTCGTCGGATGCGGCGTACCGCACCGACCTGATCCGCCGCTACCTGGCCGCCGTCGACAAGTTCGCCGAGATCGCCCTGCTCGCCGAAGCGGCCCGCTACGACAAGGCCAACCCGGGTGCATCGCTGACCGACGAGCTGCTCGGCGCCGGCCTCGGCGACGTCGCCTGAGACCGCCGGGCGCGGTACATCCCCCAGCCGCGCCCGGCCCAGCCCCTGCCCAGCCGCGACGGCGCCGGATCGACTCCGGCCCGGGGCGCCAACCGTCACCCACCATCCGTCCCGACCCTGTGTGAGGTCGTCATGCTCCGCAAGCTTCTGATCGTCGCATTGGCCTTGTACCTGATCGTTGTCGGCCTGTGGCCGGCCGCCGCCGAGCCCGTCTCGCTGATGTTCGCCGGGCTGGCCGCGATCGGCGCCCTGGTCCCCGGCTACATCTGGGCGCTCGCCGCGGGTGCCGCCTGGCTGCGCTACCGCCGACCCGTCGTCATCCAGCCCGCCACCGCCTGACCATCTGAGAGGACTGATCGACCGTGACCGCCATGTCCGTCGAGAAGAAGGTCAACGGCACGCCCGTTGCCTCCCACGCCGAGCCGCGCGTGGATCCGCGCGCCGCGGCTGAGGCGGAGGCGATCCGGACCCGCGCCGAAGCCGACCGCATCAAGGCCGAGGGCGAGAAGGCCCTCGCCTTGGAGCAGGCCGAGCAGCTGCGGCTGGCCAACGAGAAGCAGCGCATGGCCAACGAGACGGCCGCGCTGCGCCTGGAGCGCACCCGCGCCACCGAGCAGACGAAGATCGCCGAGGAGCAGGCCAAGCGCGAGGAGATCGACCGCGCCCGCAAGGCTGCCCGCCGGCAGTCCGAGGAGCAGGCCCGCGCCGAGCAGGAGCAGGCCGCCGAGGTCGTCCACGCCGACGACCGGTGGCGCCGGTACGCGCTCACGTTCTACGTCGTCTGCGGCATCGTCGCCCTGCCCGTGCAGGTCGCCGCGTTCTGGAGCCCGCGCGCCCCGTGGCTGATCGCCGCCCCGCTGATGCTCGAAGGCGGCGCCTGGGTCGTCCTCAAGGGCGCCGCTGCCGCGGTCGCCAACCACCGGCCGCACTGGCACTACCGGCTCATCGCCTGGCTGCTCGCGTTCATCGCCGCCGGGATCAACCTGTGGCACGGACTCAACGCGTTCGACCCGGCCACCGCCATCGGCACCGCGTTCGCCAGCATCGCCGGCCCGGGTGTGTGGGACCTTCACGAGCACGGCCGCATCCGCCAGCGGGACGGTGTCCTCACCCGCCGGGAGCGCAAGGCGCAGCGCAAGGCCGAACAGGCGGAGGCCGCGCGGAAGGCCGCAGAAGAGAAGCGTCGCGCCGCCGAGAAGGAGGCCGCCGACAAGGCCGCGGCGGAGGCGCGCCGACAGTTGGACGAGGCCCGCGCCAAGCAGTTCCCGAAGGTGTGGGAGCACGCCCTGAAGATCGCTGCCGCGCTCGGCGAGACGACCGTCACCGAGACCGTGTGGAAGCGCGCGCACCGCGACGTCGAGGGCGCCGACCCGGCCGAGTCCGCGGAGATTATCCGACTGCGCAACGCCGCCGAAGCCAGGGTCGAAGCGGCCCGCCAGCAGCGCCCCGTCAGCACCGTCAGCAAGACCACGAACGCGCAGCGTGCATCGCAAGTGCCGGGCGCGAAGCAGCCCCGCGTCTACAACCCGCCCGCGCGCCGCGGAGTGCGCACCAAGGGCGACGTGAAGTACACGCCCGCCGCCCGCCGCCAGGCCTCCATCGCCGCCAAGACCACCGTCGAGAAGGACCAGAAGTGAGCATCGAGACGACCCCCAGCAGCGCCCCCGACCCGGAGTGGGAGCGGCTCGTCGCCGGCTACCTCGGCAGCCCCGCGAAGGAGCCGGCCATGCGGTCCGCCGTCAACGCGCCCGACCTGATGGGCGACACCCCCCTCGTGCCCGGGTGGACGCGCAGCGGCAGCGGCTGGAAGGACCGCGGTACCGCCGCCCGCCTCAACTCAACCCGCAAGTTCCGCCGCTGGGCGCGGCGGCAGACCACACAGCACGGGCACACCGCGCAGATCGTCCGCGGCCTGCGCCGCACCGCCGTCTGGGTGCACGGCATCGAAGGCGCCGAGGTCGCCAAGACCAAGCACGACGCGCGGCTCGCCCACCGCGACTACAAGGCCGCCAAGTGGGCGCACGACCGCCGGCTGATGCCCGGCAAGGAGCAGGAGAAGCGGCGCAAGGACATGGAGAAGGCGTCCGACGCGTCCGAGAAGGCCATGGGCAAGTACCGGGAGGCACGGAACCGCGCCCGCACCTGGCGGGCCCTGCGCGGCGCCGCGGCTCTCGGGCCGGTGGCCGCCGCGGAGGGCACCGGCTTCTACCTGATCGGAGTGCCCGGTGGGCTGCTGGCCACCGGGTCCGCGCTGGTGGCGTTCGCCCTGCTCGGTCGCCGCACCGACGCGGGCGAGCTGTACAGCGACCGCGACGCGAAGATCGGCGACGGTGACCGCATGACCGACGAGATGATCGACCGCGCGTTCCGTGACGCCGGCATCATCAAGGCGGAGCAGGTAGTCGTGTTCAGGTCCCCGGTCATCCAGGACGGCCGTGCCTGGCTCGTCCACGTCGAGGTCACCGGCGGCGTCACCGTCGACGACGTTCAGAAGAAGACCGGCTCGCTCGCCTCCGCGCTGGGCATCCCCCGGCACCAGATGGACATTCGGCATGAGGGCCGCGAGGACCAGTTCAGCCTGTGGGTGTCCATGACCGACCCGTTCGGCCGGACCGTGCCCAACCCGCTCATCGGCCAGGACGGCAAGATCAACGCGTGGAAGAAGGGACTCCCGCTCGGCTTCGACAAGCGCGGCTCGATCGTCCTCGCCACCATTAGCGACTACTCGCTGCTCGTCGGCGGCACCACCCGCTCCGGCAAGGGCATGGCCATCGCCAACATCCTCGTCGGCGCCATGCTCGACCCGCGCATCCGCGTCCGCCTGTTCGACGGCAAGGGCACCGGCGAGTACGTCGGCATCGCCGGGTCGCTGGACACGTTCGTCCGCCGCAACCCCGAACGGCTCCTGCAGTTCCTCAAGGTGCTGGCGGGCGAGCTGGAGCGTCGCACCGAGATCCTCGTTGACCTCGGCGTGTCCAAGGCCACCGAAGAGCTGCTCGAGCAGCTGGGCGGCATCGAGCTCGTCATTGTCGACGAGCTTGCGACCTACACCGTGAAGGGCGGACTCAACGGCCAGCACGCCGAGGAGATCGTCGAGCTGCTGGCGCAGATAGCTGCCGTCGGTGCTGCGGTCGGCATCGTCCTGGTGCTGGCAACCCAGTCCCCGAAGGTCGACGTCGTTCCGTCCCGGCTCCGCGGCAACTGCTCCGGCCGGTGGGCGATGCGCGTCGAGTCCGCTACCGCCTCCAACACGATCCTGGGTGACGGCGCGGCAGGCGACGGCTACGACTCCAGCAAGATCGAGAACGCGAAGAGCACCCGAGGCCGCGGTTGGCTTACCACCCCCGACACCGGATTCATCGAGGCCCGCTCCCTGTTCGTCGACGTCGAGAACGGCGACCTCCGCAAGGCCGCCAAGGCCGGCCTCGAACTCCGCCGCGCCATCGGCCGGCAGCCGGGGGAGTGCCCCGACCCCATCGAGGACCAGCTCGCTGCCGAGACCGGCATATCGATGGTCGCCGGCGGCCCCACCGGCAAGGGCACCGCCGTGCAGGCTGTCCCGCAGATGCCTGAACCGGTCACCCTCGTCCGGGCCGCGTTCGCCGCAGCCGGAGACCCGGAGCGCATGACCAGCACCGAGCTGCACAAGCGGGTCACCGGGCTCTCCGCCGGCTGGGAGCCGCAGGAGAACGAGAGCGCCGAGCAGGCCCGCGACCGGTTCCTCAAGGCACTCCGCGAGACGGCCGGCGAGATCGCCCCGGACGTCGACATGAAGGCCAAGCAGTGGGGGGGAGGCCGCGGCTACTACCTCGCCACCATCCTCGAACTGACCGGCGAAAGCGCCGTCTCAGCCCCGTGATGCGCCCGTGATTGCCCAGGTCAGGGGCCGTGATGCACCCGCGAGACGGCGTGACCCAGCCCCCCGGCCCGTGATGCCGATCCCGACCCCTGGGTCGGCATCACGGGCCCATCACACCCTCTGACCTGCATGAACGCCCGCCATCCCGCCCGAATCACGGGCCGCAAACCGCCACATACCGGAAACCGTCAGGGAGCCCCCGATGACCACCGAGACCAACCCCACCCGCGCCGCGATGACCGACGAAGAGGCTGCCGCCGCAGCCAGGCGCATCATCGCCGACTTCGCCACCAGCTACCGCGACGACAGCCCGCTGCCCGCCTACGGCGACACCCCGCCCGTGCTCCAGCCCGACAAGCGGGTCGTGCCCGCGTGGGCCGCCGGGATCGCCGTCGCCTCCATCGGCGTCGGCGCCGGCACCACCGGCATCGGCTGCGCCGCCTGGCTCGTGCTCAAAGGCCTCGCCGCCGTCACCCTCGACAGCGTCCTCATGGTCACCCTGCCGATCGCAGCCCTGGCCATGCTCGTCACCGCCATCGGCGCCGCCGTCAGCCGGGCCCGGTCCGCCGTCACCACCCACGTCTACAAGGGGACCGTCCACCAGAAGAACATCCACAGCCACACCCGCGGCGTGTGGGTCAAGAACACCAACCAGCAGTAGAACGGCCGACCCTGGCCCTTGCTTGACCCCAGCGATCACCGTATGTCACAGTGCCCCCAGGGCAGGACACGTGTGCCCGCAAGCCTCTAGGCCCCCAGCCACTGCCGGGGGCCTTTTGCATGCCCGGGGGAGGCGCTGTGGACGTGACCGAGCTGTACCCCGACGACCTCGTCTACGAGCACGAAGCCGTCGCCGCAACCGGCGTCCCCGGCACCGTGATCCGGCAGTGGGCGCGGCGCGGGAAGATCCACCGGTTCCAGGGCGACGGCCAGCTCACCGGCCAAGGGCACGAGTACAAGACGATGTACGCGCTGCCCGAGGTGAAAGCGCGGGCCGAGACCTACCGGCCCGTGCCGCAACGCCGCCCCAAAGCCGCCTGACCAGGAGACCGCCATGCCTGACGAGTACGTGCTTCGGCTGGAGGCCTCCGGTGAGGTCACCACCGCTCAGCCCGACGCTGACGCCACTGAGACCGAGACCGAGGAGGTCGAGACGTGACCGCAGGACTCGCCCCCAGCCTCGTCTCCGGCTGGCTGAACACCCTCCGCACCACCGGCAACGGCGGCGCCGCGTACAGCGCGGTCGCCGGCGCGTTCGTTCAGCTGCACACCGGCGACCCCGGCGCGGCCGGCACCTCCAACGTCAGCGCCGGCTCGACAACCCGGAACTCGTTCGTCTTCTCCAGCTCTTCGTCCGGTTCCTCCCTGTCGCTCAGCACGGCGCCGGCGGCATGGACGAACGGCGGCACATCGGAAACGCTCACCCATATCTCGGTGTGGACGGCGTCGTCGGCGGGGACGTTCCTGTTCTCGGTGGCGCTGACTGCGTCGAAGGCCTGGGCGTCCGCCGATCAGTTCTCGCTCTCCACGCTCAGCGCTGCGCTCACTCCCCAGGCGGCGTGACGCCCTGACGGGGAGGGCTCATGGCGACCTTCACTGATGACTTCAACCGGTCCGACTCGAGCAACCTTGGTGCCAACTGGGTCGAAGTCTCCGGCGACTGGTCGATCATCTCCAACCAGCTCTCATCAGGGAACGCAGGCGGCACGATCATCCTGCGTGCTGCCGGTGCGATGGCCACCAACGACAACTTCGCGCAGGTCACGATCGCCGCCACCGCGGCGGTCAGCCACGGCGTGTGGTGCCGAGGCAACTCCAACATCACCCAGGGCTACCTGTGGCGCAACGACGGCACATCGTGGGACCTCTTCAGCGTCGTCGGCGGCAGCTTCACCGTCATCGGCACCTACGCGGCAGCAGCCGTCGCAGGCGACGTCGCGAAAATCCAGGCCGTCGGGTCGACGATCAAAGGCTACGTCAACGGCATCCAGCGCGTCTCGGTGACCAACACGGCCGTCACCACGGGCACCAGCGTCGGTATCCGAGCCGAATCGACCTCCTCGATCCGCTTCGATGATTTCTCTGCTGGAGACGTAACCGCCGGCGTCACGGGCGACGCGGCGCTGTCCAGCACCGCCACGCTGTCCGCGGCAGGTCTGCGCGCCACTGCGGGCAGTGCAGCACTGGCGTCCACAGCCAGCCTGGCGGCAGACGGCACCCGGAGCACTTCCGGGGCAGCGGGCCTCGCCACGTCGGCATCTCTGGCCGCAACCGGGCAACGCAGTACCCAGGCGGACGCCAGCCTCACCACGACTGCCAGCCTGACCACGCAGGGGCAGGTCGCCTACAGCAGCACCTCCGCCCTCGCGGCCACGGCCACACTGACCGCTGACGGAACAACGGCCACGCCGCCCGGGGGTGCTGCACTGAGCGTCGCGGCGACACTCGCAGCAGCAGGGGCCACAGCCGCCACCGGCACTGCGACACTCGCCGCCACGGCGACGCTCACAGCCAGCGGGACGACGAACTCCACCGCCGACGACATCGACGTAACCGTCGGCGCGCCGTACAGCCCGTGGACGGTAGGGCAGCCGTATGCGCCCGCTTGGACCGTGCACGCGCCCCAGGCCAGCGACTGGGAGGTGGGCGCACCGTGCTGATCCCCGCCACCTCGACCGAGTACCTGCACATCCCCGTCACCCCGCTGGCAGGCGTCGACATCACAGGCAGTCCGCCCAAGTTGGCCATCCTGCCCGCGCACGTCCGGGCCAACCCCGCCGCCGGGGACTGGAAGACCGGAGACTGGACCAGCGGACCAGAGGCCCGACTCCTCATCGGACCCGATGGCGGCGCGATCACCCTGACCCCAGGTGACTACCGGGTCTGGGTGACCTTCGATCCGCCCGGCTCAGAGGACATCGTCCGCATGGCCGGCTACCTCAGCGTCACCTAGTGGCGCCACGGCCGTTCGTCCCCGCCCGGCCTGATCGTCTCCTCTGGATCCGGGCCTGACCGCCGGCGCCTCGACGTCGCAGCCAGCACGCCGAGGATTACGGCTGCTGCCAGGACGATCCCCGGCAGCCACCGGCCCATGGCGCTGGCGACCAGCACCACGAGCGCAGCCACCACGATCCCGAGCGGCACATCTGCCTTCATGCTCACCACCCCCAAGGCGCAGCAGAGTACGACGCTGGAGGCGGTCATGCCCAGACGCGGGGGATACCGGGTGTGCTCGGTACCCGGGTGCCCGGAGTACACGACGGCCGGCCGCTGCGAAGACCACCGTCGTGAGGCGGAGCAGAGGCGCGGCTCGGCCAGGCAGCGTGGCTACGGCAGGCAGCACGAGACCCGCTTCCGGCCGGCCGTCCTCGCCCGCGACCCGCGCTGCGTCTGCACCGACGAGGACCACGGCCACGGCGCACCGTGCGGCCAGCCGAGCGTGCACGCCGACCACTGGCCAGTCAGCCGGCGGGAGCTGGTCGACCAAGGCCTGGACCCCAACGACCCCAAGCGTGGGCGTGGCGTCTGCCAGCCCTGCCACAGCAGCAGCACGGCACGCGAGCAGCCAGGAGGCTGGAACCGATGACCACGAAGGCCAAGGCCAAGGGCGACGCCGAGGGCGCAGAGGCGCCGGCGAAGGTCGAGGAGGAGGCGCCCCTGTGCGGCGCCCCCCACTTCCTGCCGGCCCTCGCTCACCTGACCTGCACCGAGCCGGCTCCCGACCCTGACCTGCCGCCGGGCACCCCGGAGCACGAGCACCGGCACCAGGACGGGGACGCCCTGTACACCTGGCAGTGATCTTCACAAATCATCGGCGCAGGTCAGAGCATGATCGTGATCGTCACCCTCCGTGACGATCAAGGTGGGGGGACCCCCCTTCCAAGATCTTCCGGAGGAC